CTGTATGGCACTAGATACTACGTTCGATGAAATCATTGAGATGAATGTAGAGAAGTTAAAAGCAAGATATCCTGGTGGAGAGTTTGATGTTCATTACTCAGAAAACCGTAAGGAAGGTGATGTATGAAGGAACTTAAGGATGATGTTTTAGGAATACTAAAACAACTGGCATACAAGAAAGGTGAATATACTTTATCATCTGGTAGAAAGACTGACCATTATATAAACTGTAAACCAGTTATACTTCATGGTCTATACATGCATTTTATATCTGA